GTGCTTTGCAAAAAAAATCCTTCTACGCGATTCTTCTACCCGCATAGGAGGTGGGTGGATTAACTAAATGACATTGCTCCGCCGCCATCCCGGCTTTTTTCACGCCTCCTGATGCTCGTCCAGCGTTTCCCGGATCTCGTCAATCCGGCTGAACGCGGTCTGCACGTTGTTCTCCAACTGGAACGTCCGCTCGACGACGGAATTGTGCTTCTCCACCTTGCGCTCCAGCTGCTCCAAGCGGTAGGACAGGAGCGCAGTCGTCTTGCTGTTGGCGAAGCAGCTGCCTGCCAGCGTGCCCAGCAGGGAAATCACGGCGACGATGATGGTGTCAAGGCTCATGCGTGTCCCCCCATGTTTTTATGATGCGGCGAAAATGTCATTCAGTTCACTGACGGCATCAGCATCAATGCACTTGTTGTAAATTCGGATGTCCATAATCGTCCCGCTTACCATGCCCCAACCGCTTTCCCAGCCGTCGACATACAGCAATTTGTCGCCCGTTTTTGCCTGCGGATAGGTCAGCTTATTGCCGTAAATCTTGTTATTATCAAGGTAGAAGGTGTAGTCGTCGCCGCTTTTCGTCACGATAAACGTGTGATAGCCGCTATCGTACACGGTCAGACCCATCTGTTCGACGTTGATGCCGAAACCGCCAGCGTTACTCACAGTAAGCATAGGGATACGTCCATCGTCCGCAAGAATATGCGAAAACGTACCTTCCACGGCTTCCATCGTTAAACCGCTGATTTCGCCGCCTTTGAATACCTGCGTATACGCTGCAACAGTTTCAAACTCGCTCGCCGTCACATACCCCTCCAAATCAATGCAGTTCGCGCTGATTTTGACCGCGCCCGCCGTCTGATTGATGACCGACACCACGTCGTCTTTGCTGACTTTCGTCCCCAGCGTGCCGCTCATGCCGTTCATCGTCTGCTTGACGATCGTAATCTCCTGCGTGTTCTTGTCGGTCGTCTTGACGTAGCTGGTCAGCGTACCATTGCCTCGATGACCTTGCCATCGCCGACGTACAACCCAACGTGGTGGCGGTCATTGCCTTTGACATGGAAGACGGCGCTGCCCGGTTTCAGTGTTTGCCCGTCCGTGCGCCTGCTGTTTTGCAGTTTGCCCTTGGCTTTGCTGTACTTATTCCACATGGTGTTGCTGCCGTGGTACATATACCCGCCAAGCTGCTTATATGCCCACCAAAACAGCCCGGAGCAGTCCGCAACACGCCGCCCGACCCACTGCTGCCCGTAGCGTATCATCTGCGCGCGGGTGGCGCTGTCCTGCGCACGCTGCGTGTGAACCTGCCCCGTGCCGCCCCAGATGTACCCCCATTTTTCCGCCAGCGCGCGGCGGAAGAGGGCGACCACCTCCGCCGCGCTGACCGTTTTTGATGCCATCGTCAATCACCACCGGGGTCAATTTCCGCTTTGCCGAGCTGTTTATACACCTGATTCACGCCCGTCGAGGCGAGCCCCGACACGATGCCGACCGCGAGCGCATTCAGCACGTCCTTCGCCGGGAAATCCGGGATGACGTACATGCCCACGATGCCCAGCACGCCGCCCGCCGCGCCCACGATGACCGGAATCAGCTCATCGCGGATGCTGCCGATGCTCTTGCAGAGCAGGCCAATCAGGTAGGTGATGACGACAATCGCCAGCACCGTGCCCATGGTAGAGATGTCCATGATACCACTCCTTTTCGGAATTATTGTATGAAAAAACAGCCTGCACGAGGTGTGCGGCTGCTTTTCGCGGATTAAGTTGATGGTAAGTTGATGGTAAGTTGATGGCAAGTTGCAATGTCTCTTTGCAACTTGCAATTTTTAGTTTCAAACAAGGTTCAAAGATGGTTCAAAGCCGGTTGCCGGATATGCTGAAAACCTCCCGATTCACGGTGATGTTCGGCAGCTCATTCGCCTTCATGGTAATGACCACCTGCAAGTTCGTCGGGCAGGCATAATCCCCGTAGATGCTTTCTGCCTTTTCGGTGATGGTCTGCCCGCAGTCCTTGATTTGCTGGATTCGCTTCTCTCTGGTCATGTTCATGTTTACGCACTCCTTTCAACGTATCAAAAAAGCACCTTGCGGGGGGCAGGGTGCTTAATATTCTTCCACGATTTCAAAGTCCTCCGGAGAGTACAGGAACGTTTCGCCGCTGTCATCCGTCACGCGGAAAAGTCCCGTCACCGAATGGTATGCGCTATATACCTTGCCGTTTTTCAGATAGATGTGGTCTGTGTCATTTACGCAGCGTACCTTCATTTCCGGCTTTTCAGGAAGTGGTGCGTCAGCTTCTTCAAGCTGACGGAGAATCATCACGTCATCTTCTTTCAGCAGCTTGTCCAGCTCTTCGCGTGACATAGCGGCATACTTTGCGCGTTCTTCGTAGTCAATGTTGTCATTTTCGCGGTAAACTACTCGTTTTGCCACGTTACTTCACCTCCCTGAAAGAAAAATCGTACAACTCCGACAGATATTCCAGTGCCTTACGCTGTGCATCACCTTCATTGTAACCTGTTTTTTTGAAGCTGTCAACACGCTTGTTATAAATTGCATCAATGATTTTCGTTTTGGGTGCGCTGTACTTGTAAATCGTCCCATCATGACATAGCACATAGCCCGCCGAATACCCATTTTGCAATGCAGCGTTGATGTCTGCCGCGCTCGGCGGCATACTGCCGGGGTGGTTGTGGAACGCTACCACTTGCTCGCCTTTCTCCTTCGCCTTTTTAATGGCGTTGAAGATTTCCTCCGTGTACTCCGGCGTTCCCGGCTTGCTGCCTGTGACGGACTTCACCCACGTCTGCCTATCGCGGTTATACAGGTACAAGTCCTCGCCGTTCTGCCCGGAACGATGCTGCAGCAGTTCCTTGGCGGCTTTCAGAAACTCGCGCCGCTCTTGCGGGCTGTTCGCCATCAGGTCGAATTTGTCCGCGTATTCTCGGCTTTCAAGTACCTTGGAATCCACCGCGAACGCGCGGCTTTTCGTAATTCGTTCCTGATTGTAGAATACTTTTTCACTTTCCTCGGCGGCTTTCAGATACTTCTCCTCAAACTCCCTGAACCCCTCCGTCTTGTCCAGTCCAAAGAACTTTGCCCTGTCCTTCATCGTCTGCAATTCGGCTTCATCCAGCCCCCACCGCGCCCGCGTCAGCGCGACGCACCGGCAGTTGCAGTCCTCTTCGGGGCGCCCGAATGCGCCGGGGTACTCCGCTTTCTTGCCGTCTATCTCGAACGGCTCGCCGACTTCGCGAATCTGCCCGTCAAGGATGCGGTGATCCGTGCGCGTGTTGCCGTCCAGCACTGCATCCCACTGCTTGACGACTTGGCAGCCTTGACCCTTGGCGGCGTTGCGCGCGTCATCGGCGGATTGCTGCTGAATGCGGTGTCCTTCGGTGCGGACGATGGTCTTCGCGCGTTTGAGCGGAATGCCGGACGAAATCTGCACTTGCCGGGCAATCAGGTTGTAGTCGCTGCCGATGGAAATGCCGATGGAGATTTCCCGGCGGATGGTCTTCTTCAGCTTCTGCATATCCACGCCAAGTTCACCATATAGCCGCCCGCTGAGCTTGCTGTCCGTGCGGACGGCGCGGGTGACGGCGCGCTGGTCAATGGGGGCGAGAATCGGCATTCCCTGCTTGTGCAGGCTGTACATTGTGCCGACGTAGCCGTGCTGATAGCTGCGCGTCAGGTATTCTTCGATGGTCTGATTGCTTTTCTTGTGCAGTTCGTCCAGCGCGGCGTTGATTTGGGCTTTCATCGCCTCCTGATAGCGCTTCTGATAAATCTTCGATTGCGTCATTTCGTCGCTTTCGAGGATGCGGATGTGGTTGTCGATGCGCCGAATCGCCCGCTGGTATGCCTTTTCCAGTGCCTTGATGGTCTCCTGCTCATCATCGAGCATGGCTTGCAGGGCTTCCTTCTCGCTCTTGCGCATACATCCTCCATCAATACGTCCACTTTTTCCCCACAATGAACTTTTCCAGCCCATAGCGCATGGCGTCCATCAGGTGGTTGAAGTCGTCAATGGGGCTATCGAGCATCTTGCCGAACTTGTCCTTGTCCCATGTGTAGTTGCTGATTTCCGTTATGAAATTCGCGCAGCGCGGGTGGATGATGATTTCGAGATTTTGAACCCACTGGATGCCGCTGCGGATGCTGTCCGCGCCTTTCGCCGCGCTGTGTATGCGCAAGCCCATGCCGCGCAGCTCAGCAATGGATTTCGGCTCTGCGCCGTCGGCGGTGATGCTCACTTTGCCGTAGCCCATCGCCGTCACGCGCTTGGCAATCATGTCGTTCGTCAGCCCCCGTTCGTACAGCTCGTCAAAGACGTACAGGCGGCGCGCTGGAATGTCCAGCAATCCGCAGAAGAATGCCGTCGGGTCGTTGGTAAAGCCGAAGTCCAAGCCGAACACGGATTCAAGGGTGTGCGTCCGGCTGATTTCCGCCGGGTCGAACGCGGATTCCTGCCAGCGCTCGTAAATGAGCCCCTCCACAATGCCCCAGTTCCCTAAGCCAGCCACGGCGTAGCGGCGCGGGTTCGTCGCTTTCATCCGCTCAAATAGGCGTAAATCCTGCTTGTCCAGCCACTCGTTGCACTGGTAGTTCGTTGTGATGGCGAGGATGTCCGGGTCTTCTACGTCGAAAAAGCGCGCTTTCAGCCAGTGCTTCTGATTCCACGGGTTGAACGTCAGCGTGATTTGCTTGAACAGCGGCGGTGCGCATTCGCCGCGGATGGATTCATCCAGCGTGTTGAAGTCGCTCTCGTTCATGATCTCGTAGGCTTCTTCAATCCACACCCAGCACAGCACGCCGCTCTGCGCGGTGATGGAGGTCAATTTCAATGGATCATCCATGCCGCGAAAGTAGATTTTCTGCCCCGTCGGCTTGTAGGTGATTTCCAGCGGGCTTTCCTTCCAGCTCCAGAACGCCTCCACTTGCAGACGTTGAATCGCCCAGAGAAGCTGTGTGAAGCAGCTGTCGCGCAATGTGCGGTACGTTTTGCGGATGACCAGCAGGTTCGCGCCGGGGTACTTCATCATGCGGTAGATGAAATTCAGCGCCGTCGTGGTGCTTTTCTTGCTTGCGCGGCTGCCTTTGCACACGCGGTAGCGCCCCGTGAAGCGCCAGAACGCGCCGTAGCCGCGCCCGACGACATCCGGCAGGTAGATTCGCGGCTGATTAGTCGTCAAGCGCATCCTCTCCCGCCAAAATCACCGGCAGGCTGCCCGACACATCCACCCTGTCCGTGAACAGCCCGTAGCGCTTGCCCAGCAGCTCCGCCGCCTTGTTCGCGTCGCACAGCCGTGCAGGAATCTCGACGACCTTCGGTTCTTCCTTCTTCGTCGTGCGCCGGGTGGGCTTGCTGCCGCCATCGCCGGGGATGACTTCCGTCTTCTCCTCCATGCACGTCACGACGACAAATTCCTTCATCTCCCGGCGCATCACCGCCGTCAGGTATTTCAGCACTTCGTCCTGCTTGGCAATCAGCGCATCTTCCTTTTCGTCCATGCGCTTTTTGATGTTTTCAGTCACCTTAGGTTTTGTGAGGTTTTCTGCCGCAATCGCCGCCGCTGTTTTCGGGGAATATCCGGCGCGGATGGCGGCTTGCGTCGCGTTCAGGTCAATGAGGTACTCGTCGCAGAAGCGGCGCTGTTTCTCGGTCAGTCCAGCCAAGTCCACCATCCTTTCTGTGCAATGAGGAACGAACGATGCTGCGTCTCCGCGCGCAGAGGATTTCATCTCCACGGGTGGGGTACAGCGCAGTTGAGGTATAAAAAGACCCGGCGGAGACTGGCGCGTCCGTCGGGTGAGGTGATTGGAGGTTTCCATGTGCAGTATAGCATGGGGGCAATATGAAATACTATGACATTCTATGATGTGATACCGTGAGCGGCTCGGAAAACAGGACGCTGGTTTCTAAAAAATGATAAAAATTGCAAAAATTCTTTGATTCACCCATTGACACAATGAGCTTATTGTGGCATAATAGAAGAGGAAAGGAGGTGAAGCCCGGTGAGCAAGAAGGGCAAATAGCACACCTCGCCGGGAATTGCAATGGTTCAAATCTTGCTTGGTATCGCCGTTGTTTTCAGCGTCCTTGCCGTGATTTGCTTCGCGGCTGCCGCGCATATCAGAATGGCACAGAACAAAAAGTGAAAGGAGCATCATCATGTGCTACACCCCGTCGAATCCCCCTGTCGAAAGCATCCCCGCCCTCATCAAGAGCAAGCGCAAGGAGCGCGGTCTGACCCAGCGCGCCCTTGGCGAAATGTGCGGCTATACCGGCGCAAGCGCTGAACGCGTCGTGCAGCTGTGGGAGTACGGCAAGCAGTCCGTGCCGCTGGAGCGGATGCGCACCGTTGCCGCCGCGCTGGGAATCCCGGTGGATTTGCTCGTGCCGTGAGCCTCCACCGGGCGAAAAGTTCCCCTCAAGTTGGAAGAACACGCGGATTCCGGCAAGGCTACAGAAGAAAACGCATAAGCGCGGGTCGCTCCCCGCGTGGGGGCTGGATTGAAAAATATCACACACTGTTGCCAATGTCGTATACCCATAGTCGCTCCCCGTGTGGGGAGCGTGGATTGAAATACCATCGTGCAAGCCACGCAGACCACCGCCGCCAGCAGACACAGCACGCCGATTATCGCCATTTTTCTCACCTCCACGCCGCATCAAGCGTCTTTTTCCGCGTCCAGCACCTTTTGAAACGCCTCCAGCGCCTGCCCGTGCAGGGAGCAGACGTGCCGCCACGAGTAGTTCATCTCGCAGGAAATCTTCTCGAACGTCTCAAACAGCAGATACCGCCGGGAAAGCACCGCGTAATACCGCCGGTCGGTCAATTTGCCCAGCTTCGCCGCAATGTCGCGCTTCTTGTCCACCAGGCGGTCAATGTCGCGGTTGATTTCGACTTTCAGGTCAACGATTTTCGCCACCGCGTCCGCCAGACGGTCCGGCACGCCGCCGCCCCCAGACACGCCGTCTTCCCGCAGGATGGGCGTGATGCGCGTCGCCATGTCCTGCAAGCGCGCCGCGTCCGCCAGCTTGCAGGTGATTCGCTCGTCGAGAAAACGCACCTGCGACAGATACTCTTTCGCCCGCATGTTCGCCCCTCCTGAATCGCCTGTCAGCACCGCCAGCCGCCATTTTGCTTTTTCGGCGGCACTTTCGGCGGATTTTCAGCATCCTCCACCGTCTCCGGCGGATTCTTCGGGGCGTTCTCCGGCATATCTGACATATTCGGCGGATTCTCTTCTGCGACGCGCTGGGCTTCGAGCAGATAGTCGTCGCCGCGCTGGGAATACACCGCGTCCTTCGCTTGCCCCATGCCGTACACCGGGATGCGGCGCACCCGGCAGTCGTCCACCGTCGCCGCCTTGCGCAGAGCGCGGATCGCCGCGTCCAACGCCTCGTATTCGTGGAAATTCACCGCCAGCATATGCTTGCGAAGCCACGTCAGCTGCTCCAGCGCGTAGTTCTTTTCTGCCAGCGTCAGCGCCGTGCAGGGGTAGAGCGGGTCGGTGCAGGGGGATTGGTTGCTCATGTTGCTTGTCCTCCACGGTTCAGTGCTGCTTCCAGCCGATTGGCAATTTCCATCGCCGCGTCACGGAAGCGCACGTTGTAGCTCTGCGGAACGTAGTACGGGCAGTCCTGGCAGCGCTGATGCTCGCGGCAGACCGCGTTCGCACTGCCCATGCACCGGAAGTAGCAAATCAGCTTCTCCGTTGTCATGTCGCTTGCTTGCATCAGCCGTCCGCCCCTTCCTCGCTGCCCTCCGGCATCTGCTGATGGCGGAGGCGCATCTGTGCCAGACCCTGCTGTGCTTTTCCGCGGTCGCCGGGCTGTCTGCCCTCCACCACGTCGCGCAAATAGGCGTATTCGCCCACCTCGTCCGCCGTCCGAACGCCCGCATAATGCCAGTCTTGCAGGAGCGTCAGCACATACGCCATCGGGGACTTCGCGCCCGTCGCGGCGGCGCACCGGACGGCTTCGCACAGCACTGTCAGCGGCATTTGCAGCACATCCGCCGCCGAAGAGAGCCGCTGCACCTGCGCCGGGGCGGGAATCGCACCGAAATCAGACCGCCAGATGGCGGCAATCTGCTTATCGCGCGCGCGCCCGCCCGTACACGCGCGTTCCGCTTCGGTGTATTCCTCATTCTCTTCTTCTGGGTAACCCGTTTTCCCTGTTTGGTATTCTCTTTCCGTATAGTTTGGTACTATGTTACCGTTGTTACCCCCTATGTTATTATCGTAGTTACTCCCCATGTTATTATTGTAGTTACTTCGATTTTCGCAGTAACTTTGCATTTTCCCCGCTTTGCCGGGGGAATCGGGCGGAAATTCAGGGGAGAAGAAATTGATTTTGTAGGCGGGGGCGCGTTTGTTCCTGCTGCCGGGGATGAAGTCAATTAAACCGCGCTGCTTGAGGCTGTTCCGCGCCATGATGACGGCGCCCAGCTGCATGGGGCAGAGCGCGAGAAGCCGGTCATTCGCAATGCGGATGAACCCCTCCGGCCAGATGCTCCCTTGTGCGCGTCCGTTGATGATGTGCATCAGCGCATACCACACAAGGCGTTCTCCGGACGAAAGTCCTTCATCAGACGCATATTCGATGAACCGCATATGTTCCCGCACATAGTTGACAATCGGCATGGTGCTGCCCCCTTATTCTTCGCCGCCGGGCTTATCGGGAATGACGGCAAGGGTGCCATCGAGGCTGTAGCGCAGTACGTTGCACGTTTCCCCGTGGCGGTTTGTGACCTTCGCCCAGTCCCGCCGGATGGGGACACCCGCCTTCTTCAGCTCGCTGATGCGGCTTGCAAGGCGCAGGATGCCGAGGTCAAGCATCGCGTCCAGCGTGGTGATTTGTGTATTTTTTTCTGAAAGTGCTGCTGTCCACTGCATATTTTCCAATTCTGCACGGAAAGCTGTGGAGAGGAAGCATTCATGAAAACAGGCATGATTTTGCTCGCTGCTCCCGTCGCGTCTGCGGACGCGACGTTGTTACTTTCTGTTGCGACAGAAAGTAACCAAAGAACGCCCAGAGGGGGCTGCCGAATGTCGAGTCT